ATTTTTAGAATGCCAACCATGCATATTTGTTTTTTTAACACCTTCATCTGTTTTAGACATATCTAAAATTACATTAGTTAATAGATTATTATCTATCTGTATATCTTTTGCATAAATAGTTGTTGGAAAAAATTGTTCTTTAATCATCTAAAAGGTTTGCCTCCAAACCAGACAACTAAAGATTGTCTCATACCTCTAGTTACTGTATTTACTCTATGATTTAAAAAAGATGCAAAACATGTTGCATGTCCTTGTTTCAGTGGTTTAAATTTACCAGGACTCATTAATTCTAAATCACCTCCTTCAAATTCCGATGGATCGTTTAATAATAATGTCATTGATATTTTTCTAACAGGAGGTTCGTGAGCCATGACAACATCACAGTCCATATGCCAATCATAAAACCCACCTTCTGGGTATTCTGTAAACTGAGCTTTTTCTGTTATTCTTACATCATCAAATCCAAAATGATTTAAATTTGCTTTTTGTATAAAGGTATCTAGTGTTTTATACATAGGAACCATTGCATCAAAAGGAATCCAACTAATAGTAGTTACTCTTTTCTTCGTATCAGTTCCGCCTTCTGGTCTACCTACACCAACTTGTGCTACCTGTGGTTTTTGTGATCTACCTGCTGCAATAATTTGTCTACATTGATCTGGTGTAAATAAAGGTGTGGTTGTTTCTATAATCCAACTTTTCCATTTTGGTTCGTGTATAATTGTATTTTCGTACATTAACTTATTCCTCTGTTTTGAATTGGATTGTAGTCTACATCACAATTAGCGGCCAATGTTCGTCTTAGACCTGGTCCATTGAATGGATAAACACAATGTCTCATATCATATGGAAAAATATAAAAATCTCGTACTTCAGTTTCTGGTTGATAATCTATTTTTGCAAATTGACCAGATACAGAACCTAATATTTGAAGTCTTCCGTTTTGAGGAGCTTCATTAGATGAGTATTCAACTCCGTAACTTTTTGGTAATTTTAAAATCATAACAGACGATAAACCTGAAAACAGTTCCCCTTGATGCACGTGTATTGGATTATATTCGTGTTCTTTCATCTCATTTATCCAAATAGAATTTAAATGAATCTTGTAATTTATTATTTGATTCCAATTTAAATAATGTCGATAACAGTCTGTAAACCAAGCTAAAACATTAGCAGGTAATAAATTATGTGTTTTCATTTTAGTTTGATCTTTACCATCATAAAATAAACTATTTTCTTTTTTAATTTTACCAACTAATTGTTTGTTAGCTACTGGTAATTCTGAATATTTGTTTTCGTAAATATAATTAATTATATTATAAATATCTAATGGTACTTCATACCTTAATATAGATTGACCTAAAAATACAAAATTAAATTTCATTTAATCAAATTGTTTTTGATTACTCGGATTTTGCTCCAAGCTTTGATTCCTGAGATATAGCTTCTCTTTTTTGACTTTCAAGTTGACCTCTTTCTTTTTTAAGTTTTTCTATGCCTTCTAATTGTCCTAGAACATTAAATACTTCTGGCTGACTAGATCCAGAGGTTAAAGTGTTTTTTCTATTAATCATTACTTTATGATAAGATTCAAGTTGGTGTGTATCAACATTATTTTTATCAAATTTACCATCGTCAACTTCTTTCTTAATTTTAGACCATAGTTTAATTTCTCTCATCCTGTCTTTAGCAGTAAGTTCCATTGCTGCTTTACTAAATTTTTTTTCATCAAGATCAATTTCAAATAATTCTATTTTTAAATCATCTTTTTCTTCTTGTATTTTTTTTTCAAGTCTTTTTATTTTGACATCATTTCTTCTGTAATCAAAAGATAACTGCATTAGCTGTTCTAAATAAACATTTTGTTCTCTAACACATTGCCAATATTTAGATCCGTTATCTGGATATTTATAATCATTTAATACTGAAAATCTCATTTCAGTTTCTGTTCTAAAAATTTGTTTTTTAGTCCAAGTATCTCGTAATTCTTCAGTTAAATCTTTAAATGCTTTAACATCATTAGGATCTAAAATGTTGTGTAAGTTATCAGATTCTTTGTCTACTAGTTTTTGTATATTTCTTTTTTCAGTCATTATATTCCTTTCATTGAATAAACTTAATATAACTATTTAAAGTTATAAGTCAAGTTTAAGAACTAGAAATAGTAACTGTAGCTGCGCCTGGTCCTGTAAATTCTACTGTCTGTCTTGCAGAAGGAGTTGGTGTTCCTCCTGGTGTTCCACCCGCTGCAAAAAATCCTGCTTGTGTACCACCTGTTGCTGCTCTTGCTGGTTTGCCAACAGGAAAACTAGGTTGTGCTGTCCAAGAAGATCCATTCCAAAATGCTACACTAGTTCCTTGTCCATATATTGCTGCTGTTTGAACACCTACTCCATTACCACTTCCATTAGGTGCTGTAATAGGAACAGCTGTTTCACTACTCCATGTTGAACCATTTAATTCTAAAACTTTATTACTTGGTCCTGGGCTTCCTGCACCAGCAATTGATATTGCTGCTGTTTGAGTTCCTACACAAACACATCCATAATAATCAGATCCAGGTAAATTTGGTCCTGATGTCCAAGAAGAACCATCTCCTGTAAATGCAGCAGATGGATATCCAGATGGAGTTCCAGCTCCATAAAATATATTTGCTGTTTGTGTTCCGAACATATTAGCACCTTCATATCCACCACCCGGTACTGAAGTTATAGTTGTCCAAGAACTACCACCCCAAGTGTATGCTGAGCTTTGATATGAGCCTGCTGGTTGTCCACCCCCTGCTCCAATTCCTGCTGTTGATGTTCCTGATGATGCAAAAAATGTAACTGCAAATGGTGTGTTAGTTAAACTTGTCCATGTACTTCCATCATATGATTCATGAGAATTAGATGCAGTATTAGGTGCTCCTACGGGGTGAGTATTACCATCAATTGCATTACCTGCAGCTGGTGTACCAAAATTTCCTAAAGCATATCTTCCAACATTTAAATTTCCACTTGTAGCAAAAGAACCCGATGCATTAAATATTTGACCTTTAAGAACGTTAGTCGTTGTGTTGTACCACATTTCTCCTACAATAGGATTACTAGGATCCGAAGATCTCATTGGTATGTTGTTTCCGTGTATGTCTATATAATCTGCCATAATTTTTTAACTTGTTGTTATTGTTTCTGTTGTTGGTCCAATACCGCTAAATTCATTAGTAGCATTTGTATAACCAGGAAGTGTTCCTCCAGAATTAAGACCACTAGTACTAGATGCACTTAATCCACAACTATATGCATATTGAATATTAACAGGATAAGCTGTAGCAGATGTCCAAGAAGAACCATCCCAAGTATTTCCTGCACTTGTGTAAGGTATACCACCATAAGCATAAGCATTATTAACATCACCAAAAACTCCTGTTGTTCCAGTAATGGTTGGATAAACTGTTAAATTAGTAAATGCAGTACCATTGTAACCCGCATGATTATTTTGAACATTTGGTGTTCCTATACCATACCCGCCTAACATATTACAACTATTGCTAGTTAATCCATAATGTTGTCCTGCGTACATTCCAAAAGGAGCTGTTGCAGAGTCTGTTGACCAAGCTGTTCCATTATAAACTTTTACATCAGTAGTTGCTACATTCGGAGGTGGTTGACTATAACCTCCAATAAGAATACCGTCTGTTGCTGGTCCAGCTCCACCAAATTGATAAAGATTGGCATAAGGAAGTGCTCCACCGGAGCCCCAAGCAGAACCATTCCACTCAATTGTAGTAGTCACTCCACCACCTCCAGGCTGTCCTCCAGCTCCAACAGCAGCAGTTTGAGTTCCAAAACTACCAACACCAGAAGCTGCATAAGGTGTATTAGGTTTACCTGTCCATGTAGTACCATCGTAAGATTCTGTTTTATTAAGTCCTGTAGCAGGATTAGGTGCACCTTGCCAAACTAAAGCAGCAGTTATAGTTCCAGCACGAGTCATACCTCCATCACCCATAGCATAAGACATGTTGTTACCTGATGACCAAGTACCCGCTGAATAACCTTGCACCTTAGCTGTGTTAGAAGTCGAGTTATACCAAACCTGTCCCACTGCTACCGGGCTAGGATCTGATGCAAGATTCTGTACTTTTTGTCCGAATATGTCGTAATAAGTTGCCACTTATATTTACTCCGTTAATGTTATGTTTTCTGGTCTAGTGCCTATTCTTCTGTTTTTGTCTTCAGCTGATTCGCCTTCAACATTATCAGAATCCCATGCACTTTTTGCAGAAGTAGTTTCTGCATCAACAATTGCTTGAGCTTCAGATAAAGTTTTTTTATCTCCAGCTACACCAGAAATCCATCTGTTAGCATCTTGATTGTTTGCATTTACTTTCCACACGTTACCAGGAAAACCTGAAATTTCTAACTTTAAAGCATCACCATTAGTGATAAAACCTTTACCCCAATTAGATGCTACACAGTATTGATAATTTGCCATAGTTTGTCCTCCTTAACTTGTTGTTATTGTTTTTGTTATTACGCCTGCTGTAAATTCTTCTGTTGCAATTTGTACATTAGATCCCGGAGGTGCATTACCACCACAAACAAAACCTTCTGCTGAACTTGATCCTCCACTTCCTGCATTAACTCTACCAGTACTTAAACTTCCTACACTTGCCCAAGATGATCCATCCCATGTTAGTGTAGTAGTTTTGTCAGCTTGATACCATAAATTAGATGTAGGTGCATTATTAGATGACATAGAAGCTCCTCCACCTACAGGAATTGCGGTTCTAGTAGTCCAACCAGATCCATTCCAATGTTGATGTAAAGTGCTAGCAGAACCACCTGAAACTGCATATCCTCCTAAAAAACTAGCGTCATCATGAGTTCCTACGGCAGCTACATTGTAATTATGTTGCGGAGCAGCAGGGCTAGTTGAAAAAGATGAACCATTCCAATTATATGCACTAGATGAATAATATCCTCCCCACAAAAAAGCATTTGCTTTGTTGCCAGCACCTTTCATTTGATAACCATCAAAACCAAGAGCAGGGATTCCTGTCCAAGAAGTTCCATCATAAGTATTAGAAGCTCCTGGAGGATTTCCATCTCCACCTGCATATATCGTAGTAGGTATTATTCCACAGGCAGCTGCATACGCTGAACTAAAAGTCATAGCTGGTGCTGCAGTCCAAGAAGTTCCATCATAAGTATTTGTTGCTGAAACGTATGAAGGAACAGGGCCTGTTCCACCACCCATTGAAAAACCTGCTGGTGTGCTAGCAGATCCTGAGTTTGCACTACTTGGTGTTGGTAAGTTACCTCCTGAAGCCCAAGCTCCTGAAGAAAATGCTTGTACTTTAAATAAATTGTTAGCAGTGTCATACCAAATCTGACCTCTATTTGTACCTGTACTAGAAGCCAACGACTGAACAGCCGTTCCTTGAATTTCTTTATAGGTAGCCATTATTTATTCTGCAACAACCAACCTTGAGTCGCATCTACATAGACCAGTGTGTTCGCCGCTCTTTCTGTAGAAACAACTAAGTCTGCTGTTGCCCCCTGTATTTTATGGCCATTTCTAGCAATTGTTAAATTGTTAGTATCGAATGTACCTGCGTAATCTACGAATGAAACAAAGTCTCCAATAGATGCAGATCCTGGTAAAGTTAAAGTAATTGCATTTGATGTAGTGTTAAGAAAATAACCTTCTCCTGCAGTTGCTGCTTTAGTAGCTGCTGTAACAACCGCTTGCCATGAAGCACCACCGGCTACTTCTCCCCATGATAAAACTCCACCTGTTGTAGATTTTAAAACATAATCATTTCCAGCTGCAACTCCAGCAGGCCATGTTATAGTGTAAGAAGTTGTAGTGCCTGAAGCTTGTTGTGCAATGTATTCACCACCGGCTGAATCTTGTAATCTAAGATCTCCTTGAGCACCAATGTTAAGGTTTGATCCATCCCATACTAAATTAGCAGAACCACCAAAGGCTCCTGAATTGTTAAATTGTAGTTGTGTGTTTGATCCACCTGGTGAAGTAGCTGCACCAAAACCAACATCGTAAACACCAGTGTTAGTTGATACACCATCAAAATAAACTAGTTTCCAACCTTTATCATCTGTTGCCCAAGTAACTGTTGCACCTGAACCTGTAGCTGCTTTAAGCTGTAATGTTTCTGCGTTTGTAGTTGCGTTTTTAATTAAATAAAAATTTTCTGTTAAAACTGGAAATGTAACTATTCTTGATCCTGTAAGAGCACCTGTAAATTCTATAACTCTTGTTGCAACAACTGAACCTGTTCCACCATCTGTTTTAGCAAATGCTGTAGTTCCTGATCCTGCAATAGCTTGAGATATATATCCACCAGAGATTTGCTCAATGATATTTAAATTTGTATTTGTTTTTGTTCCCCATGTACCGGCATTTTCACCAGTAACCATTAACTCTACGCCGAGAGGTGTATATGTTGATGTCATTTGTTAATCTCCTAATTGTTGTTATTTATACTTGTTATATAGTTTTAAGTCAAACATAATTATGCTGCATTTATTTTAGTATATCCTGTGCTAGTTTTAGGGACTATTCGTCCATATGTACCTGGGAATGATATTCCTGGATTATTTAATGTTATTGTAGCAGATAATCCTAAGCCCACTAGAGAAGCATTAGTTTCCTGTATTGTAGTTACTGTACCTAGTGCAGATGTTAACGATTGACCAGACAATATTACTTCAGAATTTGGTGAAGCAGTTAAAGTTCCTAAAGTTGTTGTTGCTGATACACCTGATACATCAGTAACTGGATCTGAACTTATAGTAAATGTTCCTACAGCTGTAGTAGCACTTAATCCAGTTAAACCCATTACATCATCTGGAACAATAGCACCAACTGTACTTGTAGCGGATAAACCTACTAAACCTACAGAATGATCATCAGTTGTAAGTAATCCTTCAGAAGTAGTTAAACTTAAACCAGATAAAGTTAAAGTAGCATCGGTTGTAATTGAGCTTAAAGAATTTAATGTAGCTGTAGCACTTAGCCCTGTTAAACCTACAACATCTGCTGCTACAACTGTTCCAAGGCTAGCTGTTAAACTTAAACCATCTATAGTAAATTCTGTTCCTTCAACATCACCCCAAGCATTTTGTCCCCACTTAAGAGTACCCCAACCTGGTTTAACGGCAGGAGTTAAATCTCCCACTGATGTAGTCGCAGTTAACCCTGTTAAAGTTATTATAGTTTCAGCACCACCCCAACCTTCAAATCCCCAAGTATCTGCACCCCAACCTGTTTCGTTAAAAGCAGATGGAGTTCCTACAGTGGTTGTTGCTGTTAAACCTGTTAAGGTAACTGTTGATTCATCTTGATTTCCCCAACTATTTTGACCCCATTGTAAAACTCCCCATGTATCTGGGTCTACTGTATTTGCGGCACCACCCATTGCTGAGTGAATAGAACAATAATAATAAAGTTGTGGTGCTCCAACTGCTACAGCTATTGTAACTTGAGTAGAGCTATTGTGAGTTACTCCTGTTGTATACTCACTTCCGCCTGAATGTGTACCATCAGAAGTTGTTGAAAATTTAAAAGGGTGAGCAGAAGGATAATTAAATATATAAGTATAACCTTCAGCAAGATTTACAGTGTCTTGTAGAACACCATCAATATAATACTTGCCACCTGCGGCTGTTACTGTGAATGTTCGGATTGCCGACATAAGGACTTACTCCTTATGCTATTTGAACTATTGCGTTACCTGCTGTTTGAGCTGGAAATTGAATTGTAAAAGTTCCGCTTGTTACAGTTTTATCTGAACCAAAGTTAATTGCACAAACAGATCTGTTTGCTGTGAATCCTGTTATTGAAGTTGTATTATAAATTAAACAACCTCTTGCTGTAAAAGAAGCTGAAGATCCCCACGTAGTAGTATTAAATTTAACACACGCTGTATCACTAGATAAAACTGGATCTGCTGAAGCTACTAAAGTATTTCCTCCGCCAGTGTATCCAGAAGAAGTTGTAGTTACTTCGTAAGTGTTTGTTGGATCAGCTGTTGCATCTGCTGGTGCAGTGTATGCTGTTGTCGATTTACTTAAACTTGCTGAGTCACTTGAGTATAGTGCAATTTTAAAAGTATTACCTGTTGGTGCTCCACTTGAGTCATTAAAATTGTGTCCGCCTTGTAAAATTTCTACTTTGAATGAATTACATATTGCCGATGTTATTGTCATAATTTTTTTCTCCTAATTACTGAGGCGCTGACTCGATTGGAATTCGTATTGTACCATCCGTGTAATCGTCTCTTCTTCTTCTACCAATTTGCATAGCTGCAAACGATTGTAAAGAAGTTTTATACTTATTTTCATATAGTGTCAACATATCTGTTGGACCTTTTAAAAACGTAAATGCCTCTACTAAACATGCATATAATAACCCTTGAGGAAAGTAATTACTAATATATGTTCCACTAGTATTAGTTTCTAGACCAGTTGGTAATGCATTATAATGAATAATATATTGATAATTTTGATCTGGTGTAGGTCCTATATAAATAGCTCCAGATGTAGATGTGCTTGTTCCAGTAGTAGCACCTCCAAACATAGCATAATATTTAGGTAATCCTTTTACATCTTGGCCTGCTTGTCCACCTTCAGGTCCTGTTGCTTCTCCTACGTATTCAGAAATAAAAGTTTGATCACGTTTTTCTAACCAAACTCCTTGTTCTGTAACAGCTGTTGTTGAATCAAAAACTTGTATACCTCTTACAAATAAAGTTCCTTTTGGCATTGTAATAGTATTAAAATTAGCTGCGAATTGAGCTTGAGCTTGAATTCTATCTGAATCCATAGGACATTCTAAATTAATTCTGTGTTCGGCATTACGAAGAAATCCATTTATAACATCAGCTGTAAGAACATTACTATCTACTTCTGTGTAATTTCTAATATCTGTTGTTAAATCTGAATAACTATATGC